GATCTTCGGCCAAGATGCCTTTGCCACGCTGAAGCTGGAAAACGTGATGTGGTTCAGGCTGAACGACGCCGATAAGAGCGACCCCTTAAACCAACTTCGATCGGTCGGGTGGAAGTACTTCGAGGGCTGGTGCATTTTGGACCAGAGGTTTGTCGCAGCAATGGAAAGCACCGCATCCTCGACCGGCACCTTCGGCTGATCCGGCTAATCGGGAGTAATCGACATGGCAAGCATGGGCCTTCGGGTAAGCGTTCGGGTGCGGGTCGAGGCGGTGGCGGCGGGAGCCGGCCCGGCTGGGCTTGGCGGCCTCAACGCCGACGATCCGTCCTACGGGCAAAGCCTCCTGCCGGGGGCCGCGCCGTTCGCGCAGACGATCTATTTCCAGGATGCCGAGCAGGTACCCGGTACGGCGGGCTCGATCACGTTGGCGAACATCAAGACCGCCCTCGACGCGGCCTCGACGACCTTCGCCGGCTCGTCCGGCACGCCGATCATCAACCCGACGGTTCTCGCGCAGATCAACGGGTTCTTCAGCGGCACAGGCTGATGGTGAGGGTCACAATCAATCGCGACCCGAAAGGCCGCGCATTCGGTGGCGATGAGGTCGAGGTCTCAACAGCGAAGCTGCGCGGGGTCCTTCTGTTGGATGCGGACAAATCCGACCCGCTTAACCAGTTTGTCGTGGTGGGTCTGATGGTGAACGATCGGCTGGCGATCCGTGCGAGAGCGGATCAGCGAGACGGGCCGGGCGCGCATGCCAGGGCTATCGCCGCCCTCGCTGCCGCTGTCATCGAACATCACGCCGAAATCCGCGACGCACTGGCGGAGGACTAGATGGCTCTAGGTACTGCGGGCACGACGGCGGCCACTACGCTCACCGCCCTTACCTGGCCGGCGAGCATTGCCGACGTGGCGGCGCTTAATCAGCTCATCAAGGATGACCTGACGACGGGAACCCCAAAGGCCCACATCTCCGGTGTTGGCGGACTCTCCGATTACGGCATCCTCTCGGTGCCGAACCGGGGAGAGATGCGCATCTACCCCGGCGATGTGGTGGCGGTCGACCCGAATACCGGCGGCGTCGTCCTGGTGACCGCGCTGGCGATTGCCGGCACTGATTGGGCCTTCGCCTGATGCCGAAGGAGTTGACCCCGGACCAGCGCGCCGCCAGGAACGCGTACACGCGTGAGTGGAAAGCGAAGAAGCGGCGCGAGGCGCACGCGCAGGCCATCGCTGAACGCGATCAGCGCTGGGCCAGGCCCGCGCAACAGCATGAGGTGACGGCAAATGAGCGAAGCGCTGATACGGCCGGCGCCATTGATCTGGCGGCTTCCGATTATCCGGCACATCCGCTGGGCAGTGTGCAATTGGAGGGTCAACCGCTGGTACGGCATGTGGCGGACACTGGGGTCGTTCGAGAACGGCACCTTCGACCGCCGGGTCTTGAATCAAATCTGGGAAGGGGTCGTTTGACCGTGAGCGAGCAGCCGGAAGTCGAGGAAGCCGTCGATGAGATGGCGCTGACCCAGGAGCCGCGGGCGCCGGAGCCAGAACCCATCGTCGAGCGTCCCGAGCCGACGACGCCGTTCGACATCTACCTCTCTATACTGCCGCCGGAGACGCTTGGGCTTCTCGACGTGGACGAACTGCGCAAGCACTTCGACGACGCCGAGCGGGAAGCCAAGGCCGAGCGACGCAAGCAACTCGCGCAGCAGGCGCGGGACCGGGCCAAGGAATCGGCGCGGGCGGCGGCCGGGCTGCTCACCCCCGAGGAGGTCGAGCGGCGGCAGGTGCGGGAGCGTATGTCGAGGCGGGTCAAGGTGACCCCGACGCTGCCATTCGTGTCGGATACCGGCGGCGTGGTGGCCCAGGGCGTCACCATCGACGGGGTGCTGTATCAGAACGGGCAGCAGGCGACGCTGCCGCTGGGCCGCGCGCTGGACATGCGCCACATCCTCTATTGCCTGCAGCAGAACGAGCTTGATTTCGAGGGCAAGGGCCGGCTGCACGGGCTGCGTCGACAGCAGGCCGAGGGCAACAACATGGTGCGCATCTGATGTATGCGGAAATGAGCGTGCCCGAGATGCTTGCCGCCTGTCGTGACGACGGGGCTAAGTGGGCAGCGGCGTTTTGCGAGATCGCTGCCAATCACGGACACAAGGGCATCGACGAGGGCTGGATGATTGGGTGGTTCGCCAACGCTATCGAGCATTCGTATGATGTGCGGACTGGTGGCGGACTGACGGTTCTGCCAGACGGTTCTGCCCTTTTTGTAGCGAGCATCTGATGTCTGCGGCCGACGATGTTGCGCGCGGCGATAGCGTCAGAAGCGTCTTGCGGTGCGAAATTGATACCCCGGCCCAAATCTGGGTACAGCGGCAGGCAATTGACCTGACCGGCGAGTGGCTGAATGTCGGGGGGGCGTTTATGCTGCCGTCTGGCGGAAAGACGAGCATCGGCCTGGGGCGCTGCGAGAGGTTGCTGCCAGGCGGGCCAAATGTCCGATTGATAATTGCAGAGGTCATATGAGCGACCCCGTTTACAGCCAGATGATCGCCGTGCCCGGCATGAAGATCGCCTACCATTTCCAGATCGCCGAGGGGCAGATGATCGCCTACGAGGTGGCGGAGGACCGCACCGCCTCCAAGGAGGATCTGCGTGAATTGTTCGGGCGGTTGTCAGACGCGGCGGATTACGTCAAGGCGCGGCACGACCTGCCGTTTGCCCGGCTGCGGCTGAAGCAGAACCGCGAGAAGCTGGGGAAGGCCGAGAAGGCGCTGCACGATGCCATCGCGAGACAGGAGGCGCACATCGCGCATCTGACCCAGGCCCGCCGCGCGCAACCGCAGCCGATGGCCGTCGACATCAATGCGGTGACCCAGGCGCAGGCCACGCTCCAGGGCATCATCGACACGATCCGGTTCGACGAAGAGGAAATCCCCCGCCTTGAGGCGATCATCGCCGGCCGCGAGCCGCCGCAGGAGGTCGCCGAAGAACGCCCGGGGCTCTCGATCGTCGCTGCGGAGTAGGTCTTGTTAACCGCCTTCGAGCTGATTGAGGAGGCGGTCTATCGCGCCAAGGTGCCGGGCTACACCCCGACCTTCGCCATCCGCAACCTGAACGCGATCCTCTCCGATCTTTGCCAGCACCACGATTTCTCACTGGCTCGCGGCGCCTACAACTTCAATTTCGACCCGGGACTGACCTCGACGTTCGGGAGCGGCCCGATTAAGCTTCCCCTCGACTACCTGCGGACCTCCGGCTCGTCCGGCGCCACCGGGGCCTCGGGCTCGGTCTGGTACAAGTACCCAGCCCCGGAATATCCGCTGGGCTACCAGCCGATCTACATGACGCCGATCGACATCGCTGAGTTCGACGGCTACCCGCAATTCAACCAAAGCAAGTCGCTGCCGGAATTGTGGGCGACCGACATGGGCGGCCCGCTGACCGACCGCATCGTCCTCTCGGCTGTCGGCGACATCACCGGCACTGACGGCACGGTCTCAAACATCATCAACGCAAACGGCTCGACCGTGAGCCTGTCGGGCCTAGCCGTCGGCATGTCGGCTGCGGGCGAAGGGATCGAGCCCGGCTCGGTCATTACCGTGATCAACACCTCGACGAACCAGATCACCCTCGACCTCGACACCTCCCGCGCCCGCGACGGCGCCAGCGTCTTCTTCGGTATCGCCCCGGTGGCCTATGTCTATCCGCCGCCGCTGAGCAATTACCCGGTGACGGTGCGCTATCAGCGCCAGATGCCGAGTATCGTCAATCCGCAGACGGTGCCGTGGTTCCCCGACGAGGGATACCTGATTACCGAGCTGGCGTCCCGGCTGTGCGAGATCAGCGACGACCAGCGAGCGCTCTCGTTGCACGGGTTGGCCGATACGCGGATACGCAAGTATTTGCAGAAGGCTGACGACAAAGGGAACCGGGCGCAATCCATAGTTTTAGACCCCCGTAATTTCGCTTCTGGCCCAGGAAGTTCCTATAAAAGAGCACGGAACACGAAGAGCGCGGGTTGGTGAAAATGTCTGCCGTTGCGTCTTGTCATCCGCAACGGCACGCCTAGAGCGCGAACTATCTTGAGATGGCCACCTCGCTCCGCAACCCGGCCCCGCTGACCTTTCAGGCCCGCAGTTTAAGCGACGCTGTAGACGGGACCAACGCCGCGCGCGGCGCGATGCGGGCGCTGACGAATCTGGTGCCGGACCCGACGACGCGGGGCAATTTCGTCTGCCGCCCCGCCGCGCTTGATCTGATTGCCCTGTCGGGAACCATCCCCGACGCCGGGTTTATCAGCGGCCACATCATCGTCGGCGACACGCTCTACGGCATGGTCGCTTCCAGCCTAAACCCAGGCCACGACCAACCCTTTGCCTTCGATATCTCGGTCGATCCGCCAGTGTGGATCCCGGTCAGCGGTGTCACCGCCGCCAATACTCCGGTGAGCCCACCCACCACCGGCAAT